TCGCACTGATATAAAAACGAAGTTATTCAATACGTTTGATGTAATTTTCACAATCACTCTCGTCCCTCTAGTTTTTACTATGGGTGCGCGGGGTGTTAGTGAAACATTCAAACGAGTGAGTACCTATCTTGCAATTGCCGTGTCCACCGTGAATGGTGTGCTAATACTTCGTTCCATGTTCGGTGAAGAAACCACCGCGGACGAAATACTAGCATCCACAAGTGATGAGTGCGATAAATTGCAGGAGCGAGCGTTGCTGCTGGCGGAAAAGGCTTCGGATGCCGAAGCTTTCCACAAGAAGCATAATACCCCACAAGGAAAGACGCAAGATGGGAAAGACGAAGCCTCCACCACCGACGAAGCTGATGCACCTTTAACAGTGCATGAGCGTCTTCGTCGTTTGTGGTCAGATGCGCCAAAAATAGCACGGTTGAACGCGAAGGGAAAGTTTGGGTTGGGGTATAATCCTGATTCAGCTTCCTTATGGTCGTCCGTGTTTATTCGAATTAAGAGCATTGCCGCTAGCAACGTGGCACTAGCTATAGCCGGTTTGGTTGTAGCGGTGGCGTTGGCAGTGGCTGTTGTTGGTTTGAAGCGTGTAAAGGAGGGAGTAGGCGCCCGCGCCCGGCGAGATGCCAGGCGCAAGACAAAGAGAAAACTGTACACCCAATCAGGAGCGGCTATTGACGATCCGGAATACGATGGTCCACTCTTCATACGTGATAATCATGGTGATTTGAAGGAAATAACCTCATCCAATGTTGAATTTGATGATGAGTTGGGCTATATGTATACGGAACTCCTGGAGCAAGACTACGGCACTGCCGTGGGTTATGCCGGTTTCTTCTCTGAAGGCGCTATGTGTAAGAATAAGCGATGTGATCGCACCTGTGGGAAAGCACACCGCCGCGTGGCATTCAAGACTAAGAGTGTTAAAGAAGTAACACCTGTTGTTGATAAACACGAGGCGGCGTTGCCGGTACCGCAAGCACCTCAATTGTCGGAAGTTGACAAGTCGCAGGTGGAAGCTAAGATGGCAACACCATCGTACCCAGTGGGTATTGTTGGTGGGTCTATGGGCTGGTGCGGGGCGCTTACACAAGGGATGTGTGCAACCGTAGTAAAGGGAATGGTGGTAACGTGTCGTCACGTTATTACAGATGCTGATACTCACCTAACATTTCAGTTTGGGGATGTGTCTTTCGATTGTGATGTTAAACATGCCGCTGATTTAGCGGATGATTTGATTGGTTTCGAAGTACCACCCACATTGCAGGTGAAGCATCTTCAGTGGGCACCAAACCCCGAGGTTGGACAAAATGTGGCTCTGGTAGCTGCCGATAATGTGAAAGATGCGACTTCAAAGAAGTTTCGCGCTAGTACAGGCAAGTATAAATCCAGAGAGGGAGAGAGAGTGTACCACTCAGCGAGTAGTGTCGGTGGTAATTGTGGTGCCCCCATTATTGATGAAAATGGGCGAGTAATATCCATACACTCTGGTACAATGGGGGCAGGCAATATTAATTGTAGCCAGCGACCCACGGTCCTCGATTTCGGTAAGGTGCGCGAGTTCTTTGCGTTATGCAAAAAGGGCAAGCCATCCATACCGGTTTTAAAAGGACCGAAGCCATCTCAACCTTAGGTTGGGGTGGCGTGTACGCAAGGTTCTTGGACCGTCTAGTGTTTAAAGCTAGCCAGGGACCCTCTGCACTCTTCAGGCAGTATTTTACTGCCGGCCACGTGCGGTATCTCGGTAATACCACACGATTTTCGTCTATGAAATCTAAGATAGTCCAGAAAAACACGAGCTTCCGCGCATTTTGCGAGGATCGTGGAATTTCTCCTCCTGTGTCATACAGGATGGCAGTCAAAAATCTAAAAGCAGGTTATATGTCATTTGCTAAGTATGATCGGCCACAGCCAGTGGTCGACGTTCAAGCATGGCATATGGCCTGCGACTGGGTAAGATTTCATTTCTCCCCGTTTGTGCGGGGTAGTAAATGCCTCAGTGAACAAGAGGCGATTAGTGAATTAGACAAGACAACATCATGTGGATTTCCGTGGTCATTAAAGTATCATAGTAAGCGGGAATTTCTTGAGTCTGATTCGTGTGGCGTGATATCGTGGTATTGGGACCACCTAGGTGAGGAGGATTATCATCCCATCTGGTCATGCACACAAAAAGTCGAATTGCGTCCGAATGAGAAGTTGGATGCTAACAAATTGCGTACGTTTACTTCCTCGCCTATTGAGCATAGTGTGGCTGCCACCCGTCTCTGTTATGATTTTAATAATAGATTTTATGGTGCTAGTGATACGTGGTCGTTTGTGGGGCGAACTAAATATATGCAAGGGTGGGACAAGCTAGTTAATCGTCTTAGTAAGCACCAGAAGGGGCTTGCATTCGATGCTAGTAGCTGGGATGCCAGTTGTTTCCGCCTAGCAATGGCTGATCAAATGGAATTTCGTTGGGAAAGTTTAGAAATGACTGAGCGTACACGTGAAAATCGTGTTCGAATGGAAGTTATCTACCGCGAAATTATTGATTCAGTAACTGTACTCGAAACAGGAGAATTGGTGTGTAAAAACACTGGTAACCCGAGTGGGAGTGTAAATACAATTGTGGACAATACTATGATTTTATATCGTTGTATTGCTTACTGTTGGATTAGATCTTCCCCACCGGAGTTAAAAACGTATTTGTCATTCACATCGCTAGTTGAGGCGGCGTTAAATGGTGATGACAATGATTTGGCTGTAGCGCCGATTGCACGTTTATTCTTTAATACTGCGAGTATTGTTAAGCACTCTGCCGAACTTGGAGTGGTTATGACCACCCCGCATGAGGAATACCGCGACATTGTCGATTTAGAGTTCCTATCTCACACTACTGTGCGTGCTTTTGGTATGTATTTACCTGCACCTGACACTGAAAAAGTGTTATGTAGTTTGAGTATGGGGTCCTCTACCGACGACGTTCGTTGGCATCTTTTGCGAGCATCAGCATTGCTGATAGAGAGTTGGGCGAATGTTCAATGTCGCGCTATTTTGCGTGACTACATTGACTATTTGTGTGTTCGATATCAAGATGAGTTGGCCGGAGAGGTTAACGGGTACTCTATAACTAGTATATTTGCAAATATAAAAACAGATCGATGGATTTTGCAGTTATATACTGGTAGAGAAGGTTTATTGGGTTCAAGAGGTAATTGTCACATCCCAATAAAATTGCTCGATATGGGGCATCACCAAGTGCCCAATACGAGGCACCATCATCATTCAAAAGACCCACTGGTTCAATTTGATCCAGTGACAGCACAGAGTGCTGTTACGCGACCCTCTGGTCCGGACGATCCGCAGTATAATGGGTATACTCCCAATGCTGCGCGAGAATTCATCCGGAGTGGTAAGCGTATGTCAAACAGCGACCCCGATAGTGCTAGTCTACCCTGGCGCTGGGCTCAAGGAGGTGCTCTCCATGCGACGGAAGTCTTCCCTGGGTGGGCAGGTAATTACGAAAGTGTTCCTGCCACGGGAGTCGGGCCAACGCGGCTTTACCATCCGCGTGTGCGTTATCATCCATTAAAGGTAACGCGAACCAAGGTAACGGATAAGACTATCCCTGTCTTTGTTGACGGTCACGCTGCTGTTGAGCACGTTAAGTCAAAGAGCAAGGAGATCGATATTCTCACACAGCATAAGCGTAAACGGACTAAAATACCGTACGTAGATGGGCTGGTGAATGTCGAGGCTAATCCGGGAATGGGAAAAACCAAGAAGGCAATCAAGAAAGCAGCAAAGGCCATTCGGGGATTTAAGAGAACCCACCCACCACCTGGTAATTATTTGGGTGGTCAAGGTAATATGAATCAGAGTCGTAGTGGGAATTCGAATATGCTGAAAATGATTGGTCAAACTCGTTCTGACGCAGGTATCAGGCGTGTGCGAGAACCGTATGTGACTGGGTCCATTGGATCTGGCAACACATTTCGAGGTTCGGGCACTACCATGGTACTTGGGTCGCAAGCGCATATATTTTCTGGTAGATGCGCTGTGCAAAACCTAGCTACGAACGCTGGTCCAACATTTGTGTTTTCCGATGCAAATGCTAATTTGTCCAGCTTCATGTATATGAATCCGCGTATATGTTGTCAGAATGCTACGTATAACGTCCCATTAGGAAATTGTCCAATAGGCGTTATTGCGCAAGCATTTCGTAAGTACAGCTTTCGTAGGTTGGTTCTGTGTTATGAACCTACTACTACTAACACTAATTTGTCTGGTGTTGTGGCAGTCATGTACGATCCAGAGGTTATTGCTACGTCCAGTTTAGGTGGCACCACGATGGCATTTGCCAACTACGAGTGCTCTAAATATGGACCTATGTGGGCGCCCTGGAAATTAGATATCACACCATTTCTTGACAGGTCGAAATGGTTTTATTCGGAGACGCCAACTACGATAGCCACGTCGCTAATCGCATCGCAAAGTATTCAAGGTACTGTGCAGTTGTGTTCAGCGAGTGGCCCGGCCGTTGCTACCCTTTATGGGATGTTCTGGTTGGATTTCGAACTTGCGCTTAGTGAGCTTGGGCCTACGGAGGTCTTTACTGCACCTGCTTTGAAGGAAGCAAGTGTGGTGGCTCATGACAAAAACCTGGAGGAAAAGAAGGAGGAAAAACATGTCGTGGTAGAACCAGACTCGCCTGAATTAGTCGAGAATCCAATGACACGGTCCCTTCATCTATCGCAGTCTTCAGTGACGCGAATCCTCAACGCCATACGGCCAGTGTCCACTGGCTGAGCGTGCTCCCTACTGGTAGGGCGGTGTAACCGTGGAGACACAATACCATGGTTATTCCGATAAATGCATATGTTACTGTGTCCTATAGTGACGGCGATTTGAAAAGACGTCAGTTCACTTGTGGAATAGGTATCATGCGTCTGATTTTTGTTTATTTTTGTCAGCGCTGTGTATGCAGATTTTGGTATGAAGTTTTATGACT